ATTCATAAGTTTATACTTCCTTAATTGAAATATAATCTCATTTTTTAAAGCTGGTGACATATAATTTGATCTTGTGATAACAGAGTTACTCTTTTTAAATTTAGGTATGATAGTTAAGTATAGATTATTAACATTAAAACTATCTGAATATTCATACTGATTGAATAATGCATTATTGTAACCTGTATAATCTGATAAACCTAAATCATCTTTAATATACTTCTGAAAAATATTAACATAATCAGAATTATTACTTGCTTTAACATCATATATTAAATTCCTAAAATTACGAGTTACATAATTTTCATAATCAGGTTTAGTTATTAATTTATATTCTGAACTGAAAAACTTAGGAGCATTACTTCTAATCTCTTCTACAGTCTCTTCTTCACTGAAACTAGTACTAGCTTCATTATTAGTAGAAGTTACTTCTGTACTTTGATCAACAGTTAGATAAGTTAATGTTTTATCTTTTGTGTCGGTAAATATTTGATCATATTTTGTTGTATTAAAAACATTGAGAGTAGAATCACTAAAGTTATTTTGAGATACCTCACCCTCTGAACCAGTAGAAGATATATAATAAACTGCTATTGTATTACCAGCTGTAAGTCTCTTACCATTTATATTATTACCGAATTTAATTTCGTAGTTTTTATTTTGATTTAACCTACATTCAAAAACCCTGTCGTTTGAGTTACTTAAATATAATGAAGGTACTCTATTATATTCATACCATTTAGTCTCATCACCATCTGTTTCCTGTACGAATACATTAATGCTAAAATGATCTACATTAACGTTATCACCAGGTAACAGATTTACTACCTCGAAATCTTCCCCAACAGCTACTACATTAGGATACTCTCGGTATTTACCTTCATAGAATAATGTATTATCTATAGCTGATAGAGTTTCTGTTGCTGAAGTTGTTTTCCGGAATGTTATATTGCGATTGCTAGAATAGGTTTTTCCGTTAGCAGTAGTAAATGAAAATTTAGGTATAGTATAATATCCTGTAGATAAGTTACTTGACCCCTTTAAAACCATAGGAGCAATAGCTGTTTGTTTACCGATTGGCTTATAATCAATGAGTTTAACTATACGATTCATATTCTCGTATAATTGAACGTCAGAGAAAGAGCTCTCAGAACTTGTTTGATTAAGATAGAATAGTAGAGTGTGGAAAGAGTAAGAAACAATATCAATTATTGCGTTAAGATTACTTCCCTCGAAATTCTGATCAGTAAATGAAATTGAGCTATTATTATTAAGTCTATCAATAATAAGATCTCGCATGCTCTGAGCATCAAAAGATGCATAGCTATTAACTGGTAAATTAAATTCTGTAATATCTGCCATAATCAGTTGTATCTAAATCCTTGAGTATCTAATACTCCTTTTATATCTGTGTATAAATTATTTAATTCCGGAACAGTAATACTCATAGTTACAATGTATTCATTATTATTCTCTTTTGCTACTATATCTATAGAGTTTAAAATTACTCTGGGTTCATATAGGGGTAATTGTTCTAAAACAGCATTCCCTATCTCTCTTGCTGTTTCTTCTGAAATCGGTTCAAATAGATATTGACTTAAATCCAGTCCAAATGCCGGATTAAGAATCTTCTCACCTGGTTTGGTGTTGAAAATATTTCGTATAGATGTTTCTATTGCTCTAACATCATAATCTATATTAACATCCTTTAATTGAGTACCAGGATCACTAAGATAGTTATTAGATAATGATGATTGTAACTTAAAATCCAAATGTAGATCTGCGTATACGTATTTCTGCGCTCGATCTTTAGTAGATTGGTCTGATAAAAAATCTAGATTTATAGCCATTTTAATTATTTAATAATAAAACAAAAAGCATAAATAATTAAAATGGGAAAATTTAACGAAATATACGAAGAGGTATACCAACGCTATGAGAAGACTAGCGCTATTCCCGGAGACTACGTAAAAATACGTTCTAATGTAAAAAGCTCCGACTGGTATAAAAACTTAGACGAAGCCAGGAAGGGTTACGTAGATAATATTATTCAATTACAGGAAGCAGGTAAATTCATCCTATTCAGTGCTATAAAGTCTACTCAGTATGAGACTAACGCGCTCGGATCAAAAGAGTTCATTGCTGATATTACTGTAGAAGAAGCTCCAGGTTTTTACAATAATGCTCTATCGATACCTATTGAATTAATCGAATTCGATGAAAAAGGGGATGTACACCGAGGCACTAGAACAGATAAGACCAACGAAAAAGAAGAAAAGATCAACCACAAACCAGAGCCAGTAACCGATCAAAAAGTTGAAATCGGTAATAGCTCTAAGCATGATGGTGGAGATTATAAGTTAGCTACTGAGAAAAAAAGCTACACTTCAAGTTACTTGCCTAGCTAATTCAATTAAACAGGTATAAAAGTTAATCTCTTTATCAATAACAATATTATTCCTATAGAAGTATTCAGAGACTGTGATCATACAGTCTCTGTTTTTTTGGTCTGATAGCTTTAGGTTATTGGAATACAGAGCATCAAATAGTACTTTAAATAAAGTATCATAATCATTTCCAAACGCGCTCTCGCTTTCGATTATATGCTTACGTACTTTGTACATGTCATTACTCTTAACTAACGAGAGACACTTGTCTACAACGTTCTCTGCTGATATAATATTACTTGATTGCTTACCGGTAATACTATACTTCTGAATAGTATTAATACATTTGCGTAAATCAGGATACGACTTATTGATAATTTCAGTTAAGTTAGTTTTATCAATATCTACCTTCTCCTGACTTATAACATGTAATACTCTCTTAATGTACTCTTCTTTAGGAGGATTGAATAGAAATACATGACACCTGGATTGTAGAGCAGGAATAATCTTATGCTGATAATTTGCAGTAAGTACAAATCTAGCAATATCATGATACTCTTCCATACTATTACGCAATGCCTTCTGCGCATCTAAGCTTAGACCGTCACACTCATCTAGTACAATAATTTTAGTAGTACCAAATATACTTTGAGTTTGTGCGAAGTTTAGAACTTTAGTCCTAATAGTATCAATACCATTTTCATCTGAAGCGTTGATATATAGATATTGAGCTTCAAGAATATCACTAACAATAACTTTAGCTAGAGTTGTCTTACCAACACCTGGTGATCCAACTAATAGTAAGTTAGGTAGGTTACTTGTTTCTTTAACTCGATTGAAATAAGCTCTCTTATCATCAGAGAGTACAATATCATCTAATGTAGTTGGCCTATATCTCTCTACCCAGATGTCAGTAATATCCATTATGCTCCTCCTGTTGAACCAAAACCATCTTCTCCGCGATCTGTATCAGATACTTCATCAGTAAATGATACTGCGCTATCAATATTTTGGTATACAGCGATTTGAGCTACTCCAGAACTCTTTGGTATAATTACATCCTTATCTCCAAAGTTATAAAGCTTAACCCCTAGGTCACCTCTGTAAGGGTTATCAATTACTCCTAGATGAGGCTGTAGACTATGTTTAAATCCAAGACCAGATCGAGGTTCAATTCTAAACCAATAACCAGGAGTAATATCTGCAAGAGTTATACCCACAGGTACTACAGCGCTACCTTTTGCAGGAATAGAAGTATCCTCTACTGCAAATAAATCATAACCAGTATCTCCAGTTTTAGAGTCTGGATGCGCTTTGCGAGGAAGGATTGCATCGTCATTTGTTTTCTTAAATTTAATTTCACAAGCTGGAGAACTCTGCCAGTTAGAAACCCATTTAGTATTACTGTTATCACTCATATCAAAATCTATTATATGTTTTCCTAAACAGTAATCAAGTTGTTATTTCAGTTATCCTCTCTTAAATACTCCTATGGATGAAGCTAACGATATTATAGCACAGCTTAAAGAAATTCCAAAAGAAGCAAAACAGATAACTAATAAACAAGAGTTAGAGCCTTTAGAAAAAGAAAAGGTAGAACAGTTTATTATAGACCAATCTGCAAAACTTATTCAGGATAGTATGGAGATGATTAACAATATGAAAGAAGTTGTTTTTCATGTTCCAGATTCAGATAACGTATCTTCTTTAGCTGAGTTAATTAAAGCATCTACTGGGGCAATAGAAACTCTTAATAAACTTGTAGCGCAGGATAAGAAATCTCAAACTCAAATACAAGTAAAGCATATGGATATTCAGTCTAAGCAGGTATTACAAGATAGTGAGCAAGAGCATAAATTAAAAATATCTCGGGAAGATGTTTTAAAAAAACTTATAGACGGTAAAGATGTAATAAATGTAGATACAGAAGAACTACCCGAGTAAATCCTCTGTATTGAATTTTTTATCTTCTTGTACTTTATTACCTAGTGTATCTACCTTTACTTCAGTACCTTCTACATCTTGAGAGAAAGTTACAGGTACAACATATTGTATATTGTTTAGTTTGTGATTAAAAACATATAATAAGACTTCATACAAATTACCAACATAGTCAGCTACCAGCTCTAGTAGCTCGGGTTTGTTTTCTGTAATTCTCTGTAAGTGTAAATAATCTGTAGTCAAGTTAGTACCATGAGCAGAGTCTTGTTGAGATCCGTCATAAATTTTATTTATGTTTTGACTAAACAAGCTATTCACTTTTGTACTAGAATTTAATAATACGGATTGTATACTTACGTTGAGCTTATCTTGCATTAATGGTACTAGCGGACTAGGTATTGCAGAGTCAAACTCAATGTCATCTACCGTAGTATATCTCGCACTTACATTCTCGTCTTGTCTAAATATATTAC